ACGGAAGGTGAAGATCATCCGGACGGCGTCGGGCCAGGAGGGGATTGAGCTCCGGTCGGGGCAGCGGATCCGGTTCATGGCCCGTAGCCGGGGCGCCGGCCGGGGGTTTTCGGGTGACACCGTTATTCTGGATGAGGCGTACAACTTGCCGGCGGAGGCGTTGGCGGCGGCGTTGCCGACGATGTCTGCCCGTCCGAATCCGCAGATGTGGTACACGTCGTCGGCGCCGTTACCGACCCCGGAATCCGATGTGTTGCGCCGGGTTTGCAAGAAGGGCCGGGCGGGTGCCCCGAAACTCGCATATCTCGAGTGGTGCGCCCCGACCGATTCCGCGATCGATGATCCGGACGCGTTGGCGGCCGCGAACCCGGGTTTGGGTATCCGGTTGAACATGGATGTGATCGACGCCGAGCGGGGTTCGCTCGATCCTGCCGATTTCGCTCGTGAACGGCTCGGTATCTGGACGGAAGAGGACCGGAACCCCCGGATCATCTCTGCGGAGGTGTGGGCGGCCTGCTTAGACGTCAAGTCGAGGCCGACGGGTCCGGTGTGTTTCGCTTTGGACGTGTCACCTGACCGGGCGTCGTCGACGATTGCGATGGGCGCCGAGTCGGACCGTGGGGGTGTGCATGTGGAGATCACCGGTAACGACGAGGTGTATGACCATCGGCCTGGTACGGGCTGGGTTGTCGAGCGTGCGGTCGAATTGCAGGGGCGGTGGGGTGGGAAGGTGGCGGTGGCTAAGGGGTCGCCGGCGTGGTCGTTGAAAGAGGATTTGGAGGCTGCGAAGGTCGATCTGTTGGTCGTTTCGACTGAGGAGCATTCGCAGGCGTGTGGCGATCTGTACGATGCTGTTGTCGAATCGAGGTTGAGGCATGTCGGCCAGGTCGAGTTGGATGCTGCGGTCGCTGGGGCTGATCGCCGGTACTACGGGGATGCGTGGTTGTGGTCGCGGCGTACGTCGTCCGTAGATATTTCGCCGTTGGTGGCGGTGACGTTGGCGCATTGGGTGGCGCAGAAGCGTCAACGTCGACCGAAGATCCACTGGAGAGAGGCTGACTGATGGCCTTCTGGAGTCGTCTGTTCGGCGACACCCCGAACCACGCTGGCGTGGTCCCGAACAGCAACGGCCCGTCTGCTTGGTCGCCTGGCGATCCGGAGGGTGTGACGGTCGAGACGCCTGAGCCGGTGGAGTTGCGGTCGTTTCCGGTGGTGATGCCGTCGCCGTGGGACGGCTGGCCGGCCGAGTGGTCGACCCCCCAGTTCAACATGACCTCGCAGTTCAACACGCTGATCGATGTGGCGTGGATGTGCTTGGACAAGAACGCGTCAGTGTTGGCGACGATGCCCGTGTATCGGACCCGGGCTGGGCAGATGCTCGAGCCGACGACGTGGATGACGAACCCGGATCCGATGATCTATACGTCGTGGCACGAGTTCGCCAAACAGGCGTTCTGGGACTACCAGCTGGGTGAGACGTTCATTCTGCCGATGGCGAGGGGGGCGGATGGGTTCCCGTTGTCGTTCCGGGTGGTGCCGCCGTGGCTGGTGAATGTCGAGATGCGGGGCGGCCGCCGGGTGTACAACATCGGGGCGTTGGATGTGACCGACGAGATCCTGCACATCCGCTACAAGTCGACGACCGATAGTGGGCATGGTGTGGGCCCGTTGGAGTCGGCTGGCGCCCGGATGATCACTGCGGGGGTTTTGACGAAGTATGTTCGTGAGGTCGCGTCGACCGGCGGTGTTCCGTACTACACATTGAACACGGACATAGATCTCTCGCCTAAGGATTCTCAGAAGTTGCTGGACCAGTGGGTAGAGACCCGCAAGGCCAACTTGGGTGCCCCGCCGGTGCTCGATAACGGGGTCACACTGCAGACCCACCAGTCGATGTCTCCGAAGGACATGACGATGTTCGAGCTCTCCCAGTTCACGGAGGCCAGGATCGCGGAGTTGTTGGGGGTGCCGGGCCCGCTGGTGGGTTTGCCGACGGGTGATTCGTTGACGTACAGCAACATCACGTCCCTGTTCGATTTCCATGATCGGGCGTCGTTGCGGCCGAAGGCGACGGATGTGATGGCGGCCTTGTCGTTCTGGGCGTTGCCGCGTGGCCAGGCGGCCGAGTTGAACCGTGACGAGTACACGCGGCCGGCGTTCAATGAGCGGGCCGAGTCGTGGGTGAAACTCAAGGACGCGGGGATCGTGTCTGCCGATGAGGTGCGGGCTGCAGAACGGTTCGCTGGGGATGCGCCGGCTTCGGACGGTCTGGACGACGAGTCTGCGGCGGTGGCGTTGACCGGCGGTGACCTCTCATGAACGGGGCTCGATGATGGACGACGACAAGCTCGATACTCACCCGTTGGCGCCAGTGGAGTTTCGTGAGGCAGCCGTCACGGAGGTGAAGTTCCCGCAACGGATCATCACCATCGTTGCTGTGCCTTACGAGGAACCGGCGCTCGTCGAGTACCGCGGGGAGATGTGGGAGGAATCTTTCGAGCGTGGTTCTTTCGACGGGATCGAGAAGCGCCCCAACCGGGTTCGCGCCAACCGTGACCATGACAAGCGGCGCACTGTCGGCAAGGTGAACAACTTCTGGCCATCCCGTGATGAAGGTCTCGTGTCTGAGGTGCGTATCGCTCAGACGCCGTTGGGGGATGAGACGCTTGCTCTAGCCGACGAGGAGATCCTTGGTGCCTCTGTGGGTTTCGCTGCCCGTGGCCGGGACCAAGTGTTCGACCGTGGCACACACAGTCGCCGCATCAAACGCGCATTCGTAGATCACTTGGCGTTTACTGCCACTCCGGCGTATGCAAATGCGATGCCGATAGACGTGCGTGATGGTGAGCCGCTGCCGAATGCGGCGAATCTGCCACCGTTGGTAACGCCAGCGTTGGATGAGGTACGTGCCTGGTTGCAGGCACGTGCTGTACGCTGACGACGTCTTTGTAAGCACTACCGACTCCCCGTAGAACGTGGGTCGCCCTGGAGAAGGGGTGGGTCGTAGCGGGTGCTCGCTGGCCGAGAGGGCCATACAGCCAAACCCGCTACGAAGGAGATCCCATGGCAGGGACCCACTCAGACGCGATGATTGAGCGTCTGGAGAAGGAGATCGAGGAGCGGTCGTCGTTCATTGAGGGTGTCATCGGTGGCGCCCAGGACACCGATCGTGACCTCACCGACAACGAGAAGGAGCTGACCAGCAACGCTCAGCGCCGGATCGAAGCGTGCGACGATCAGCTCAAGCACCTGTACGAGTCCCGGTCGCGGACCACCGCGGCCCGCCAGCGTGCCCACGACGTGCATCAGGAGATCGACCGGTTGCGTAACCAGGTCGATGCCGGCCCGGTCGAGTACCGGTCCACCGGCGCTTACCTGTGCGACTACGTCGCCGCGCAGACCGGCAGCCAGTCGGCCCGGGAACGGCTCGAGGTGTTCACCCGTGCCGCCGCGCACCAGAAGACGTCGGACAACCTCGGGGTCATCCCCGACCCGATCATCGGTGAGGTCCTGAACTTCATCGATGCGGCCCGGCCGCTGGTCAACGCGCTCGGACCCCGGGACATGCCGTCGGCGACGTGGTACCGGCCGAAGGTTACTGCCCGCACCCTGGTCGGAGTGCAGGGTTCTGCTGGCGGGGCTTCGGACGAAAAGGCGGAGCTGTCCAGCCAGAAGATGACGATCACCCGGCTCACTGGCAACGCCGTCACCTACGGCGGCTACGTCAACGTGTCGCGGCAGAACATCGACTTCTCGTCGCCGCAGATGATGGACGCGATCGTCAACGACCTCGCCGCCCAGTACGCGGTCGAGACCGAAGAGGCATTGGGTGTGGCACTGATCGCCGGCACGAACGCGGTCGAGCTCACCACCGCTTCCGGTGCTGTTCCCACCGCGGCGGAGCTGACGGCGGCGTTGTGGACCGCGGTGGGCAACATCTACACCGCCACCAAGGGTCAGGGCCGGGTCATCCTCGCCGTGCAGCCCGCCAAGCTGGGCGCCTGGGGCAGCCTGTTCGCTCCGGTGAACCCGCAGAACGCCCAGTCGACCGGTTTCCAGGCCGCCGACTTCGGACAGGGCCTGATCGGCAACGTCTCCGGTGTCCCGGTGTACGTGTCCGCCGGTCTGGCCTCGGCGCCAGCGACCACGTTCGGGACCGTCCTGTCCACGGCAGCGGTCGAGGTGTACGAGCAGCGGGTGGGCGCCTTGTCGGCCACGGAGCCTTCGGTGCTCGGTGTGCAGGTCGCCTACGCGGGCTACTTCACGCCGATGACCGTCGAGACCGGCGGCGTGCAAGAGATCGTGAACCTGGCGTGATCGTCGACAAGTACGGGCGTGTCGGCGGGTCGATCGACCTGGCCACTCTCGCCGAGATGTACGCGGAGTGCGACGACGACGAGCTCAAGGCCCATTACGCCGAGGTTGCCGCCGAGAGCGGCGTCGATCTCGGCGAGCAGGCCACAGAACCCGAAGTCGTCGAGGCTGAGCCCGTGCCCGAGCCGGAGCCTGAGGATCAGGCTCCACCGCGGGCTGGTGCGGGTTCGGGCCGGGACGTCTGGGCGGCATACGCCGAATCCCAGGGTGTCGAGGTCACCGACGACATGACCCGCGACGAGATCATCGCCGCGGTCGAGGAGGAGTAGCCCATGGCCACCACAACTTTCCGTGAGGACTACCTTGGCCGCGACCTGCAGGCCCCCACGGTCAACGCGCTCGACTTCATCGGCCGGGCGACCACATCGACCGTGGATCACGTTGGCCGGGCGTTGCGGCGGGTCCTGCGGGCCAACACGACCGCGGTCACATTGGGTCAGGAGCTGCAGTTCGCCGCTGGCACGAAGTACGTCGTCACCGTCGCTGGTACTACGGCTGCGGCGGAGCCGTCGGTGCCGGCGGTGGGCGCGACCGTGGTCGACGGTACGGCGACGCTGCTCCGACAGAAGTAGCTGTCGGTGGCCACGAACGGCTACTGCACCGTCCAGGAGTTCAAGACCTGGGCTGGCGTCATCGATGAGATCCCCGATGTGATCATCGATCGCGCCATCGGTGCAGTGTCGCGTGGCATCGACAACTTCACGAAGCGGCAGTTTTGGCGGACGTTCCCGGGAACCACCCGGGTGTTCGACAGTTGCGACGGCCGACAGCTGCAAATCGGTGACGCCGTGGCGGTCACCCAGGTGGCCACGGACACCGACAACGACGGCGTGTTTGAGACCGTGTGGGCGGCCACCGATTTTCAGCTGTTGCCGTTGAACCCAGCTGACGCACCCGAACCGGAGCCGTTCACGGACCTTTGGGCGGTCGGCGCTCTCAGGTTCCCGCATCCTGTTACCCGATTGGGGCTGGTGCAGGTGACGGGAACCTGGGGGTGGCCGGCAGTCCCTTGGGGCGTCTATCAGGCGGCGCTGATACTGGTCCATGCGACGATCAAACGTCGGGGGTCGCCGCAGGGTTTCGAGGGGTCCGACGAGTGGGGAGTGATCCGCATCTCGTCCCGCGCAGACCCGGATGCGGCCCGCTATCTGCTGCCGTACCAGAAGGTCGAGTTCGGGGTCGCATGACCACCCTCGACGAAGTCCGCCTCGGACTCGCAGCCCGGCTCAAGACCATTGCCGGGCTGAATGTCTATCCCCTGGTGCCGCCGACCATCGAACCGCCTGCGGCGTTCATCGGCGCCCCGACCATCACCGAATACCGGTCCGATCCCGAAACGGTGATGGATGCCGCCTGGGAAATCGCCCTCGCAGTCTCGACCGGTGTCCCTGAACAGCAACTACAGCTGTTCCCCTTGCTGGAACGGACTGGTGCTTGGTCGGTCTTTGCTGCCATCGAAGCGGATCGGACATTGGGTGGTTTGAACGTCGACGTTGTCAGCTTGTCGGCAAGGCCGTTCAGTCAACAGGACCTCGGCGGCAACAAATACTATGTGGCATCGGTCAGTGTGCGGACGTTGATCGGCTAACCCCGGAGGCAACAGGGCAGACGAAAAGATCACGCTCGAAC